AACACCGGCGACTACTCGGCGGCCAGCAACACCGGCTACCAGTCGGCGGCAGAGGTAAGCGGATCTCACTCCGTCGCCGCCGCCTTCGGCATCGAAGGAAAAGCCCGAGCATCCGAAAACAGCGCGCTTGTTCTCTGCTATCGCAACGATAAAGGCGAGCTGATCCACATCCGTGCCAGCAAGGTGGGCGAAAACGGCATCAAGCCTAACACCTGGTACACCCTGAACGAAGACGGCCAGTTTGAAGAAATTGAGGAGTAATCAATGAGCCTGGAATCAAATCTCGAGTTAAACAACAAGCTGGTCGCCGAACAGAACGGCCTGCTGACCAAACTGCTGGCAGCGCTGGCCGGTGGCAAAAACTTCACCGCGGATACCCCGCACCAGCCCAAAGCCGAAACGCCTGTTGATAAAAAAGACAGCGCGGGGCCGTTCTATCTGCAGCTCACCGCCGACGGCGCGTTGAATCAGGTCGGCACCGAGTCGGCACGCGACAGCATGCTCTCCGATGGTTATGTCGAAATCGGCAAAGCGCAGTTCCAGCAGTTGAAGGAAGAAGCCGAAAAAACACAGGTCAAGCCGGTCGCCCTGGAAGAACAGCCGCTGCCAGTCGCTGTGGCGCTGGCGGTGCTGTACGGCCAAGCAAGCCTAACGCCTGAAATGATGGCCCATGCCGTCAACATCACTGAAACCACTATTGGCGACGAGCGAAACGCGCAGATCGACGCGTTGACGATGGCGCTGAAAGGCGTTGACCGCGCGACCAAACTGCACGGTGCTGGCGTGTTCGACCTCGCCCTGCAGATGGTTGAGCATTGGGACGCGCTGCCGGGCATCACCGAGCGCCGCGCCTATGCCGACCTGCTTCTGGACACCCCGAAAGAAAAGCGCGCCGATGTGAAGCCTGCCAAGCCGCAGGCATCGGCCAAAGGCAAAAACACCGAGACGGTAACCACTACCGCCGGGGGCGAAGCGCCGGACGCTGCCGCGCTGCTGGATAAAGGCAAACAGCTGATCATCCAGAAAATTGCACCGAAGGCGCCGGCGGACCTGCGCAAAACGCTGGATCTGTTCGGCTTGAAGAAACTCACCGACTGCCCGGAAGAAAAACTGCCAGACGTTGTGGCGGCGCTGGAGCAGCTGGCCGAATCCCTGGAGGCGTGATCCATGCCTGAGCAACATGCACGACTCAGCCCCTCAGGGGCTGAAAAATGGATGAACTGCGCCGGCAGCCTGGCGATGGAAGCCGGGCTGGTTGACGAAGGTTCCGAGTTCGCGCTGGAGGGCACAGCGGCGCACGCGCTGGCGGAGATCGTCCTGCGCAACCGGCTGGACCCGACATTGGTAGGCATTGAGCTGCAGGGCGGCCAGAACGCCACCGACTACATAGGCACTTATCCGCTGGCGAAAGGTGAAGGCAGCGCCGGGCCGCAGGTCACTGACGACATGGCCGAGTTCGTGCAGCGTTATGTCGAAACGGTATGGGCGCTGGCCGACGGCAACAGTCTGCTGGTTGAACAGCGCGTTGACTTTTCCGATGTGGTCGGCGTACCGGAGCAGTTCGGCACCGCCGACGCCGTCATCATCACCCCTACCGAGCTGCAGGTGCACGATCTGAAGTTCGGACGCGGCGTGAAGGTGGACGCGGTGAACAACAAGCAGCTGCAGCTATACGCCCTCGGCGCGCTGGAGCAGTTCGGAATGCTGCAGGACTTCGAAACCGTCCGCATGTTCATTCATCAGCCGCGGATCGGCAACGAATCAGAATGGGCGATCAGCGTCGAGGAACTGCGCGCGTTTGGCGAACAGGCGCGCGAGGCCGCCGCCGCTGCCATCGTCACGGCGAACATTGCCGAGTGCGAAGGCATCGACACGCTGCCGGCCGACGTATTCAACCCGGGCGAAAAACAATGCCGCTGGTGCAAAGCGGCCGGCGGCCTGTGCAAAGCCGAAGCGCAGCACCACCTCGACATGATGGCGGGCGACTTCGTCGACCTCACCCAGCCGCTGGCGCCGCAGCTGGCCACCGCCGGGCAGCGCGTCGCGGTGCTGACACCAGAAGAGCTGGCCGCGCTCTACCAAAACGTGGACGCGATCGAAGGCTTCTGCAAAGGGCTGCGCGGGCGCGTTAACAGCGAACTGGCCGCCGGGCACACTGTGCCGGGGTTCAAATTGGTGGAAGGCAAGCAAGGTAATCGCGCCTGGAGTGATGAAGAGGCCGCGCGCGCATTGTTGAAAGACACCTTCCGCTATAAGAACGAGGAAGTGTTCGACTTCAAGCTGATCAGCCCAACCAAGGCCGAGAAGCTGATCAAGAAGGAGAAGCCGCGCCGCTGGACGAAAGTTGAAGCTCTGATCACCCGCGCCGATGGCAAGCCTGCCGTCGCCCCCGAATCCGACCCGCGCCCTGCGCTGGTCATCAATCACGAAAACGACTTTGAAAACGTGGACGCCGTCGAGGCAGCCGCGGAATTTATCTGAGGAGAACACCCTATGAAAGTGAAATTGAACAACGTCCGCCTGGCCTTCCCTGCTCTGTTCGAACCAAAAGCCGTTAACGGCGAAGGCGATCCGCGCTTCTCCGCCGCATTCATCTTCGACCCTAAACACCCAGCAGTGGCCGAGATTGAGAAGGCAATCGAAGCCGTGGCGAAGGAAAAATGGGGTGCCAAGGCCGAAGGTGTGCTGAAAACGTTGCGCTCTACCCTGAAAGTCTGCTTGCACGACGGCGACGAAAAAGCCGAATACGAAGGCTACCCGGGCAACAAGTTCGTCTCCGCCTCCAACAAAGCGCGGCCGCGCGTGGTTGACCGCGACAATTCCATCCTGGTGCAGGCCGACGGCCGCCCTTACGCCGGTTGCTATGTCAACGCAGTGATCGATATCTGGGCACAGGACAACAACTTCGGCAAACGCATCAACGCCTCCCTGGGCGGTGTGCAGTTCCTGCGTGACGGCGACGCCTTTGCGGGCGGTGGTGTCGCCAGCGAAGACGATTTCGACAACATCGAAGAAGGCACCGACGCGGGCGAGTTCGTTTAACCCTTCACTCCCCCGGCCGCGCGCCGGGGGCGGAGTTCTCCCAAATGCGAATTTATTTATCGGTATTGCTGATCGTGGCAATGGCCGCGGCCGTCTATGGCTTCGTCGTGCCGTCGCTGATTTCGGCGCGCTTCTCTTTTGCGGTGCTGCTCGGTTTCGCGATCGGCGCCCTGTTCCCTGCTGTGGTCGCCTTTCTGACCTACCGGCTTTTGTACCTCCCCATCACAAGGAAATTTAAGCGATGAAGAAAATCATTATGGCTGCTGTGCTGGCGCTGTCCGCCCTGGCTCTCACCGGCTGCGAGCGCGCCACTGTACCGGCGGGCTATGTCGGCGTGAAGGTTGACCTGTACGGCGACACCAAAGGCGTACAGCAGCAGGAAGTGGGCGTCGGTAAATACTGGCTGACCTGGAACGAGGAAATTTACCAGTTCCCGACTTTCAACCAGCTGCATGTCTACGATCAGCCGTTCAACTTCCAGACCAAAGACTCGATGAGCGTGTCGGCAAAAGTCGGCGTCGAGTACTACGTCGACCAGAGCAAGGTCTCGAAAGTGTTCCAGACCTACCGCAAGGGGGTTGAGGAGATCACCAGCGTAAACATCCGGCAGAACATCGCCGACGCGCTGATCAAAGACTCCGGAACGATGGACATCGGCACCCTGGCAGGCGAAGGCCGCACGCAGCTGCTGGATAACGTGACCAAAGCTGTTAAGGCCAAGCTCGACCCGATCGGCATCATCATCGTGAAGCTGAGCTGGACCGACGATCTGAAGTACCCGCAACAGGTCACCGACTCCATCAACGCCAAAATCGAAGCCACGCAGAAAACGCTGCTGCGCGAGAACGAGATCGCCCAGACCAAAGCCGAAGCGCAGAAAACCATTGAGGCGGCGCGCGGTGAAGCGGAATCCAATGTGCTGCGCGCCAAGGCAGAATCCGAAGCGATCACCGTGAAAGCCAAGGCAGAAGCCGACGCTATCGCGCTGCGCGCCGAGGCGCTTCGCAAAAACCCCGAAGTGCTGCAGCTGGAAGCGATCGGCAAGTGGAACGGCGAATTGCCGCAGTACATGACCAGCGGCGCCAGCGCGCCATTCATCCAAGTTAAATAACCCTCCGCCCGGCCCCGCGCCGGGTGTTTTGGAGAGCGGGCGAACACCTGCTGCCCAAAGCATCGCACAGGAGAAAATTATGAGCGAGATTTGGAAGCCCGTTAAGGGTTACGAAGAGCGCTACGAGGTTAGCGATCTTGGCCGAGTACGCAGCATAGCGTTCATGCAACGCTATTTACTCCGCACAGGCGTTGAAGCTTTTCGCCAAACAAAGGCGAAAATCATAGCGCAGCAGACCACCAACAGCGGCTATGCACTGGTCCACCTGCATATGAACGGGCACCGCGAAGCCAAAACAGTGCACAGTCTTGTGGCGAAAGCCTTTCTGAAAGGTGCCAGCGAAACAGTTAATCACATTAACGGGAATAAGCTGGATAACCGTTTGATAAACCTAGAATGGGCCACCTATCAGGAAAATCATCGGCATGCAGTCGCTACAGGATTAAACCGACAGGCGATACAGGTATTACACCCAGTCACAGGTGAGATTTACCCATCAATTAGCCAAGCGGCGAAAGCCAGTGGCGTTAACCATAGGACGGCGGCAACATGGAAACGACTTTAGAACCGCTGTTCGCGGACTTAGAAACCTTCAGCCCGACGCCGATCAACTGTGGTACGCATCGCTACGCCGAAAACGCCGAGGTCATGCTATTCGCCTGGGCGATCGGCAACGGCCCGATCAACGTGTGGGACCTGACCACCGGCGCCCCTATGCCGGCGGCGCTCCGCACAGCGTTGGATAACCCTCGAGTCATGACGGTATGGCACAACGGCGGTATGTTCGACACCGTGGTACTGCAGCACGCTATGGGGATCGAAATTCCGCTGGAGCGTCAGCACGACACGTTGGTGCAAGCGCTGGCGCACGGGCTCCCTGGTTCGCTCGGCCAACTCTGCGAAATATTCAACGTACCGACCGACCAGGCCAAAGATAAAGCAGGTAAGCAGTTGATTCAGCTCTTTTGCAAAGAGCGCCCAAAGAACAGCAAAATCAGGCGCGCAACGCGAGAAACGCATCCGACAGAGTGGCAGCGCTTCGTCGAGTACGCAGGTTCAGATATTGCTGCCATGCGTTTAATTTACAAACAAATGCCGCGCTGGAATCTCAACGCCGTTGAAACAGCTCTGTGGTGCCTGGATCAGCGCATCAACCGCCGCGGTATGTGCATGGATATGGCGCTGGCTGAAAGTGCACTGGCGGCAGTGGACGCTGAACAGCTGCGTTTGGCCGAGCTGACGCAGGAAATGACCGACGGCGAAGTTCAGGCGGCCACGCAGCGTGACGCCATGCTACGCCATATTGCAGAGTCGTTCGGCATATTTTTACCGGATATGCAGAAAAGCACGCTCGAACGCCGTATTAACGACCCCGACCTGCCCGTGGCGCTGCGCGAATTGCTGGCGGTTCGTCTGGCATCGTGCACGACCAGCACCAGCAAATATAAAGCCCTGCTCAAATCCGTCAGCAGCGACGGTCGTCTACGCGGCACCAAACAATTCTGTGGCGCCAGCCGAACCGGGCGCTGGGCCGGTCGGCTTTTTCAGCCGGACAACCTCCCGCGCCCAACGCTGGATCAGGAACAAATCGATCAGGGCATCGAGGCACTGAAACTCGGCGTCGCTGATCTGGTGTTCGACAACATCATGGAACTGACCAGCTCAGCGCTACGCGGCTGCATCATGGCGCCGCCGGGTAAAAAGCTGGTCGTCAGCGACCTGTCGAACATTGAGGGCCGGTTCCTCGCTTGGCTGGCCGGTGAGGAGTGGAAGCTGCAGGCGTTCCGCGATTACGACAACGTTATCGGCACCGACGAGAACGGCGAGCCAATACGCGCCGGTCACGACCTCTACAAACTGGCCTACGCCCGCGCTTTCAACATGACACCCGAGGACGTTGATAAGGCAATGCGTCAGATCGGCAAGGTGATGGAACTTGGGCTAGGATTCGGCGGCGGCGTGGCGGCATTCGTGACGTTCGCGCTGGTCTACGGGCTTGACCTCGAAGATCTGGCCGACGCCGCTCTGCCGAACATCCCGATCGCCATCCAGCGAGAGGCGCAAAGTTGGTGGCAAGCGTCGGTTAAGCAGAAAAAAACCTACGGCCTGTCCGAGCGCGTGTTCATCACCTGCGACTCACTGAAGCGCCTGTGGCGCAACGCACACCCCGAAACTGTCAGCCTGTGGTCAGAACTGGAGAACGCTGTGCGCCGCGCCATAGCGCAGCCTGGCAAGCAGTTCAACTGCCGGCGGCTGAAGGTTCGGAAGGACGGCTCCTGGCTGCGTATCGCTCTACCGTCCGGTCGCGTCGTCTGCTACCCCGGCGCGGCGATCGTCAAAGGTGATATCACCTACATGGGCGTGAATCCTTATTCACGCAAATGGCAGCGCCTTAAAACCTACGGCGGAAAACTGGTGGAAAACGTCACCCAGGCCGGCGCGCGCGATGTACTGGCCGGCAACATGCCGGCTATCGAGGCGCGAGGCTACGAGATTGTGCTGACCGTGCACGACGAAGTGATCACCGAGGCGCCGGACAAGGATTTCTACTTCCACGACCAGTTAAGCCGCCTGCTAGCCACTAACCCCACATGGGCGCCAGATCTGCCGCTAAACGCCGGCGGGTTTGAGGCCTATCACTATCGGAAGGATTAACAGATGTTTACCTACCTAAGACTATTTTTTCGAGCTGCTACAGGCGGATTTGGCAGTACATACAGCCCTGTATGGGACGCAACCCTGCGCCAGCTAATGCAGCATGGAAAGTGCACAGAAGCTGATAAATACTCGGTTACTTTCGTGCTCGGCGGGAAAGAATTTAGTGTTTGGCGCGCTAACGGTTTCTACAGTATGGGGCAGCCTTTCCTCATCGGTAACAAAACTGTAGCGGACGAATGCACATTCCGCCCAGGTATTAAAACCATCGCCAAATTCTACCGCGATTTCGTAATACCAGCCGATAGAGAGTTGCGCAGACTACACGCGGAGCACGTGAACGAATTGCTATCAGTGAAAGGAGCTGGCAATGACCTACATTCGCGAATCAACGATCGAGCGACATCTGGTGAAGCTGGTTAAAGCCGCCGGCGGTACCGCCTATAAATTTACGTCACCCGGCCGCCGCAGCGTGCCCGATCGCCTGGTGCTGCTCCCTGGCGGCCGGGCGGTGTTTGTCGAGTGCAAAGCGCCTGGCGAACAGCCGCGGCCCGATCAGGTGCGCGAGCACAATCGGCTCCGCGCGCTGGGCTTCGATGTGGTGATTTTGGACAGTAAAAATCTGGAGGGAATATTGTGAAAGTATTGAGCATTCTCAACTGGACACGGCGCGCCACCTGGTGCGCCGTTTTTGCATTCTGCGCCAGCTTCTGGCTTGGTGTTTTCGGCCTGGTGCTGATCGCTATTGCTGAGTGAGCGCAATAAGGAGCTACTATGCAGAGCGAAATCAAGCACCCGGCGATCAGGTATCACGGTGCTAAGTTTCGTTTAGCACCCTGGATTCTAAGTTTTTTCCCCCAGCACACTTGCTACGTTGAGCCGTTCGGCGGCGCGGCTGGGGTTTTGCTTCAAAAACAACGCAGCTATGCCGAGGTTTACAACGATCTGGATGGAGAAGTCGTTAACCTTTTTCGTGTTCTTCGGGAGCCATCGAGTAATCAACGGCTACGCGAACTGTGCGCACTTACCCCGTATAGCCGAGACGAGTTTTTACAGGCTGGCCAGCATGACGAGGACCCTGTAGAGCGCGCGCGCCGGATGGTGATTCGCGCCAGTATGGGTTTTGGATCGGCCGCGGCAATCGGTGGGAACTCCGGTTTCCGCAGCGACAGCAAACGAAAATACGCCACAGCATCCCACCTTTGGGCCAGCTACCCAGACAACCTACGAGCAGTAGGGGAACGTTTTTCGGGCGTCATTATCGAAAACAAAACCGCTATCGACGTTCTGCGTGCACACGATGCGGAAACCACCTTACATTTCTGCGACC